GTTTACACCACTTAACTTATTTAATTCAGCAGCTGTAGCACTGACTGTAGTACCATTAATTGATATTGCATCTGTTTCTAATGATCCATCAACATCCACATCTCCAGATATATCTAAAGAAGAGGCAGTTAAAGCACCTATGATTAAATTAGCAGCTGCATATCCAGTAGCACTTATATTTACTGTTGTAGATGGTTCTGTTTGAGTATCACAAAATAATCTGAAGGTATTGTCAGTTGAAGCGTCATAAAAAATACCTGCGTATTTTGTTGTGCTAGATTCTACGTATTTACCTGCTAAACCAAAATCTGTGTTATTAGCAGTATTATTATTAGATAATATATTAAAATTATCGTTTGTGGTCACAGCACCTGTTTGTGTGGTTGTACCAGATACAGTTAAGTTTCCTGAAACTGTAAGATTGTTGCTTACTGTAACATCATTAGGTAAACCAATTGTTATTGTTCCAGAACTCTCTGCAACATCAACTTCATTACTCGTTCCAGAAAATGTTATTGTGCCACCTAATGCAGTGGCAGTTGTATTAGAACCATCTGATACTGTAATTGAACTATTAGCTAGTTTAGAATTAGCGATAGAACCTGCGAGTTGTGCATTTGTAATTGTACCAGACAAACTACTTGTTGGATAATTTGTTGCGTCAGATAAATCAAAAGCAGGTGTCGCATCAGAAGCACCTAAAGCTAAAGATATTCCTCCAAAACTAACAGAAGAATTTGCTAGTTTAGAATTAGCTATTGATCCTGCAAGTTGTGTGTTTGTAATACCACTAGACTTAATTGTAACTGCACCAGAACTTACACTAAAATCATCTGAAGAAAAAGAAGCTAATCCTTTTGCGCTTGTAGATGCATCAGCAATAACTAAATCAATCGTACCATCATCATCTTGATAATCAACTGTGATACCTGTTTCTGTGTTGGAACTAAACATGGCTCCTATAAGGTCTTGTATTTGTTCTGTTGTTTGAACATCGGAGGTTAATGCAATTGTTCCAGTAGTGGCAGGCATCGTTAAGGTAATGTTACCACTAAAAGCTGAATGTGCAGGTGCTTGCAATCTTGCGTAGTGAGCATTTGATGACTCACAATAAAAATCTACATAAGACTGAGTACCACCATTTTTTATTGAAATTGCACCTTGTGATATACTTACACCACTAGCTCCACCAAAAGTTGCAGTGCCAGTAATCGCAGGACTTGCTATTGTTGTAGATGCACCACTAATTGTAGGGCTTGTAAGTGTCTTATTTGTAAGAGTATCTGTAGTTGTTTTACCTACTAAAGTATCGGTTGTTGCAGGTAAGGTAAGAGTAATATTGCCACTGAAAGCTGAATGAGCTGGTGCTTGAAGCCTGGCATAGTGAGCGTTACTTGATTCGCAGTAGAAATCTACATAGGATTGAGTGCCACCATTTTTAATAGATACTGCACCTTGAGATATGCTTACTCCACTAGAACCACCAAATGTAGCCGTTCCAGTTATGGCAGGACTTGAAATATTAGGACTTGTTAATGTCTTATTAGTTAATGTATCTGTCGTTGTTTTTCCTACAAGTGTATCTGTCGTTGCAGGAAGAGTAATCGTAACATTTCCAGAAAAAGCAGAGTGTGCTGGTGCTTGTAGTCTAGCGTAGTGTGCATTGCTTGATTCACAGTAAAAATCAATACGAGATTGTGACCCTGCGTTTTTAAGAGATATCGCTCCACCAGTGAGTTCAACATGATTATTAGCATCAAGAAACACAGATTTCTCTGCAGGATACGTCATAAATATTTGTTTAGTTCCTGCTCCAAAGTCTACAGCGCTGCCAGAATTAGAACTTTCTAGCACAGTTGTTCGGGTTATAGTATTGCCACTTGAAGCAAATGTACCTAAACCAACTTCAAATTCGTTGTTAGTATCGTCAATAATAGCGTAAAAAGTAGTGTCTGCATTAGACAAAACAGAAGAAAAAGTTTGAAAATTAGCAGAAGCTCCTGATAAAGTGACAGCACCCGTACCTGTAGTTGTAGTGCTTTCTTTAACTCTATCTCTTACTTTTAGAGCCATTAGGCAATCCTTATAATCGCATTATTAACATCGTTTGTTGGAAAAGTTATTGTAAAATTACCACTACTTGCTGCCTTATCACTGCCAAAATCAAGAACTGCAACTGCTTTATTAGATTCAGAACTATTATATATAATAGCTCCCCTTACTTCAATCACAGTTACGCTTGAAAATGTAACATTGTTAAATGTAACAAACGCTGTAGTGCCAGATGTAGTTGGTGATCCAGATGGTACAGTTAAGTTTTCACCCCCACTGGTGATATTTGTCGAACCACCTGCTACCTCGTTGTTAGCTGAAAAAGTAGTAACGCTTCCATTCATATCAGTTCCAGATCCACCAAAAGATCCTTGTGTTGGTTCTGCGTTATTAGTAAATAAAGCAATTTTAAATTGATCCCCACCTGAATTAGCAAACGTATGTGTACCTTGTAATAATTCTTTTTTAAATGAGGTACATAAAAAATTTCCACTAAAAGCCATTATAATCTCCTTATGTACTCTGCTAATTTATCGTTACCAGAATCTTTTAATGCGTTATAAATTGTAGTTCTATCACTATTAATGGCTTCTTTCATATAATAAGCAATTAAACTTTCCAACTGTTTTTTATACTCCAAAGCCTGATCTTTAATTACAGGTGGTGCTGTATCTGATACAGATATAATTTTTTCAACACACATTTCTGCAACTTCTTCAGGTGTGAAACCCCTATGATTAGTTGTTCTTACTCCCACTGAAAAATTGTTTGACATAGATATTGAGTTTGTTTGCATTACGATTTAGCCCTTTTAATTTGTCCAACACTGTATTCATCAGTAACTTCTTGCGCTTCTCCGAGATTTTTAAGTCTTCCGATAGCTTCTGCAACTCTTGAATTATACGTAGCCATAACATCAGGTTCTCCTTTCATAAATGTATAAGCTTCAACCAAAGATGAATACAACAAGGCAATTTTAGCATTTTCACTTAACCATGTGGAGGTAGTATCAGATGATATTGATGACAATGTACCTGTAGCGCCACTTGAACTGCCAGTGATTGTTTCTCCTATAGTAAAGTCACCCGTAGGTATTGGAACTGTTAATGTTGTGGAAGATGGAACTGCACTTACTGTTGTACTTTGACTGCTAGTACCACCAGTTATTGTATCGCTTGTTGTGAATGTCCCACTCACACTTGTTAAAGTTAAAGTAAACGTACTAGCAGTCAAACTTGCTGGTCTAAATAAATAACTTAGAGATGTTGTGAAATTACTATTTGGAGTAGGTCCAAGTATAAAATTATTAACATCAAATTGTGCGTAATATTTAGGTGTACCTGTAGTTGAAGAATTTGGGTTGTAAGATTGCACAAACTCTAATTCTTTAAATTGTAAAAACTCATAGCTACTACTGTTTGTTATACTTAATGAATAAGGAGCTAAAAAATCAGAAGGGCAAGCTAAATATTGATTACCAGAACTCATTGTTCCACTCACATTTTTCTGAAAAAAATTCAATTGTACAGATTTAATAATTCTTTCTTCAGCTAATTTAATAAAATTATCTAATTGAGATACAAAAGTAGTTTCATCGTTTTGTGTATAATCTTTAATCGCTGTTTTTAATGTAGTATATGTATAGCTCATGTTGTCACCGATACTGTTCCTATGTTTGTTACTCCAACGATATCTTTACCTCTATCAGGAAAACCACCTCCACCAACAGAAACTTCAAAATCAAGTTTTTCTTGTGGCCTCGGATCTCTGACAGCCTCACGATCTACTCTTCTTCTTATTGGTTCTAGTTGTGGATGTTTCTCTTCATATTCATCAGGTCCAACTAATAATCCATTCCACTCTTTTCTCATATCTTTTAAACGATATCGAAAACCAGAACGATCTGATATACCATAAGCTCTTTTTGATGTAGCAAATTTAGACAACTCTATAAAACCTCAATTCTGGGCTAATGGTAGTAGATGCTCTATCTCTATCTTCTGCCATAGCTCTATCAAACTCTTCTTCATAGACAGATTTAAGTAATTGTATTCTATCTGGCGCTCTTTTAATTGCTATGTAATAGGCCAACCCTGCTGCTAAACAAGGATAAAACCTAAATGGTACCTCTAATGTGTTTGTATATGAATCTGCATCATCCATCCTAGTCAATGCATCGTAAACTATAACATCTGTAGTATTTTCAGGAACAGGCCATATTTTTAGATTAGGTGTTATTTGTCTATCTAAAAAAAACTGTGTGGGTCTACCTTTTGTTGTTTTGGTAGGTATCGTTAGAAAAGCATCTCTACTTATTCTTTCTAATGGAAAACTCGTACCATCTCTCGTAACAGATGCAGATAAAATATCAATGATATCTGTGTTAAGAGAATATTCTCCATCACTTACAGTTAATGATTGCGTTCTTTGTACGATGGTCCATTGATTTAAACCTCTATTAGCCCATTCGACTAACATTAAATTTAAAGATCTTTTAGCAGTTTTTAAATCGTAACCAGTTTTTACCTCTAATCCACATCGTTCAAAGGCTTCTTCTATATAGTCTGAAACATCAAGTTCAAAGTTTGTGCTGCTGGAAGTCGCCATTTTATCATCCTAATTTTTTTCTTTTTCTACCTCTGTTGCATACATATTATCAAATATTTGATTTACGTCCAATACATAATCCAAATCAGATTTAGAATAATGTATATGATGTGATGGTTTAAAATCAGGTGGACCCTCTCCAGTTTTAAACCAAGCAGGGTGAGTAACTCTCACTCTGTTATTAGGCAATGCAACAATATTACCAGTGTACTCTCCAGCTTCTAACAACTGAAGAACATGACTTTGTTTATGTTGTGCTGGATCATCAGCAATTTCACTTTCTGAATAATCTACTGTAAATAAATATTTTGCTGGAAAAAACTCAGAACCTATTTTAGCCATCCAAGGACAAGGTGTTGCTCTATTTAACACATAAACACTATGATGGTGAGATGCACAATCCCAAGGTTGAGCTAAGTAAGTAGGCATAGGTTCAGGCCAACCTTCAAAATCAAAATCACCGACTAAAGCTGTTATAGGCATTCTAGCCCACATAGCTCCACCATGAGGATTTGTCTCTTCTTCGTTTTCACATCCTGTAAATATAATTTGAAAACTTAAACATCTACAAGGCATGGTTGTTACAGCTATAGCCATAGCGTGTAAAAATTCACCATGATATTTCTCATGATTATGAGTATACTCTCTACGTACCCAACATTTAAAGTAAGGTATATTACTTTGTAAATATGACATAGTTTATCTCTTTTTTACTGAACCACCCTTACTCATCATTCTCGGTTTTTTAATTGAACCACCTTTACTCATCATATTAATTTTTTTGACCGAACCACCTTTACTCATCATCTTTACTTTACCACCTTTAGTCATCATGGTGATTTTGCCACCTTTCATTTTCATATTGATAGGCACAGATTTTGTGGTATCCTTGATACCATTTTTCATAGTACCACCCTTAGTGTTTTGTTTTTTCATAACCATATTCTGATCTCCTTTTAATAAAATCTTCCCATAGAGGTTTAATCATTTCGTAATTAGCATTTACTTGAACAGCCATAACTTCTGTTCTTTTATCAACAGATATTAAAGTTGATGCCATCCAAGCAAACACACCAAAGGAAAAAGTTGTAACAACACCAACAAATATTTCTTTTTTTATCGACATTTCCACCTTCTTCTTGCTTGTCTTAATCGACTATTAGGATCTTTAGCTGCTTTAGGGAACTTTTTCATCTGACCAGCTGATCTGGCGCAAAATGATTTTCTCCTTTTAGCGTCCTTACTTCCTTTTTTAACTTTACCAGTTACTGCAGTTTTAAGTTTTGAACCAGGATTGTCTCTTCTGTATTTTGCAACACCTGCCTTAGTCATACCTGCGCCCTTTTTAGTAGGGCGAAAGTACTTCTTAGTTTTAGGTGGCTGTTTATCTTTCTTTCTAGCCATCAAGATATAAAGATTGTAAGTTTATTACCACTTCCAGAAAATGATGAAACAAAAGCACCATCTGTAGCGAGTATACCATTATCAGGAATATTAACTGTATGAAACCCTTCAGGAAAACTTTGAACAAGCAAACTTGTTCCACTGTTGGTTCCATTTTTTATAGTAACTGCTCCACTAGCTGCAGCAAATATAACCACCTGTCTTATCCTTGCTCTAGCTGGTCCAACAACTGCTGCTGAACTACCTTGATCAAAGTTAAAGGCTTTTACATCTGAATTTGCCATGATATCCTCCTGCTACGATGCATCAGAGGAGCTTGATAAACCAAAAAACTTTAACACAACTGTTGTATCTGCTCCCGGATCACCTGAAAGAACAATCTCAACTTCATCTGCTGTTTCTGTTGCAGCAGTTGTAGTTCCTCCAGACATTCCTAAAACACCATTGCAAGGGAAAAATCCCTTAAAACCTGTAGAGTTTACTGCTGCTGATATACCATCAACAAATCCATCTGTATCAGCGTCTGTGCCAATATCATTTAAAGTTACAGAATTACTTGCAGCACCTGTGACCGCAACTGTAACCCCCATAGGAATAAAATTAGATGGTATTCCTATTGAAGACTCTTTACCAGTGGTTGCTCCATCAGCTACAGTTATTGTTGCAACGTAAGTTTCCATTGCCATTGTACTAGTGACAGCTCCACTAGAATTTTTTATAATAGTATCAAATCCATCTTGAGATCTGACGGGACCTGAAAAAGTAGAATTTGCCATTTAAATCTCCTTGTCTTGGCTAATGTCAGTTACACGATGTAACTGTCAAGGTATTTATATTTTATAGTAATAAGGGGCAACTCGCAAGTCACCCCTTTTATTTTTTTATGCTCCGGGTGAACCGAATACACATCTTGGATCAGAGAAACCAAAAGAATATCTTTCTCTTGCTTTAAATCTCATATTTCCTGTATCAAAGTCAGCTTCCATAGATGTTGCTAGTGGTGATCTTTCAAACATTTTAAAACCATTTGGTACATCAGTTTTAATGAAAAAAGCATCTGTATCGGTTAAAAAGTGATTTACTACAACACCATCAGGTAACATACCCATGTTACGCAAAGCATTTACATCATTGTCTGATGTAGCTGTACGTAATGTTGAAGACACTAATCTGTCTGCAACAAACTGTAGAGCTGGTGGAATAATTAACTTCATTCCACGTAGAGCAATAATCATATTTCTCTCATCTACTAATGTTGAAATATCAATCAACATATTTTCTAGAGAAGTCTCATTTAAATCGGCAGCGGTTGAAAGTTCATTTCTGAATGTTCCACCCATTGCCAAAGGATGATCAGTTGCACATAATTCTTTTCCGTCACCACCAGCAAAGCTACTATCAAATGCATTGTTTAAAACTGCAGCTGATTTAACTTGTTTTGTGTGAGCCATAGAACGTGCTAATGCTCTTGTGTAACGAGCGCCTAATCTATCATATAGATTATCCTCTATTGCTTCTTCTGTTAAAGCAAAAGCTAATGCAATCGTTTCATGCGTATAACGAGCAGTATATGCTTCATTAGCAGTGTCAAATTGCACACCTGAACCTTCACTTTTAGTTGGAGCATTACCAAAACCTACCAACATAACTTCTTCTTCAAATGCACGATCAGAAGTTTCTGTATCAAAGATTTCAGCGTGTTCGTCTTCATAACGATCATACTCCATACCAAAGAGAGCGTTAAGTCCAGGCTCTAACTCTTTTGCGAGTTGCGATCTTGAAATAGCCATTATCTAATCCCCTTATGCTAATCCGGCAGCTTTAGCGCCAAATATATGGTTTTGTATTACAACAAGTACATTAGTATTTGCTGATGACACATCTGAATTTTCTGGATCCTCAGAAATATCAATAGCCTTTAAGGGTAAAGTAGCAGTTGTTGCTCCATCGGAAACATTTAATTCTGATCCTGATAGGCCAGTTGTTGTACTACCTGCTGATGTATAAACAACATCAAAATTTCCAAACAAATCTGCAACTGGAAAAGCTGCGTTTGCTTGGATTTCAAAAACGACCATCGGATCGTCTATGATAAAAGCTATTATATCAGAAGCATTTGTGCTTGCTGGGTAATGAGCGCTAAATATAGTCTCCTTAGTTGTAGGATCAGTATATTGACACCCGTTAAAAACACCAACTATAGGAACAGTTCCTCCATCTGCATGGATTTCTATACCTCCACCAGTAACTTGGGCTACCATGTCACCAGTGAAAATACTTGTTCCGTAATTGGCAGCGATTCTATATCGGCTTTGGCCTCCCGTAAATGGAGTGCCTCCTATTCTCTTAACAGGACGCAAGCCAAAAGCAGCATCTTTATTTGCCATTTTTTTGTTCTCCTTCTAAAAAACAAATTAATCTTTGGTTGGCTTCTGTGACCCAAAGGTTACAGAAGTACTTCGTTGTGGAGCCAGTTTAGGCATATTTGGATTGTTTTCACGCATCCAATCACGATCTACAGCCTCCATTTGATTTTGTGCCACATTTTTATAGTGTTTATTTCGCTGTTCTGCAATTTCTTCTGGTATTCTTGCCAATACTAAACCACCTACGCCTATAACGCCTGCGTTTCTACCTTCATCTATTACAGGTGCGTCAAATTCAGGATACTCTTCTGCTTTGACCAGTTCATACCCCTCTCTTCTTTTTTTGTGAATATTATTTCTGTCGTCATATTCTAAAACAGATTCACGAATCCAACGATGTTTATAACCAACGGGAGCCTCTGGAGCCTCTAATGTTGAAGGAGGTTTCCATTCAGTTGATCTTTCCTCTTTTTGTCGAGTTTGAGATTCTCGTGATATTCTTTCAACCATTTTATCTTCCCGATTGTTTTCTATTTTCAATTTTTAACACTTCTTGAGCGTATTTTTCCAGAGGTATTCGCATTTTGTTTGCGAAAGCCACCTGACCAGGTGTTAATTGAACCTGTTTTTTCCGTCCAGATTTTACAGTCCGTCCATTAGACGCAGGAGTAACAGCTTGGACGTTTGCACGTTTCTCCTGAAATTTGTGTGGAAAGTTTTCTCTCATCCTTTTGTCAATTTCTGAATAATATTCATCAGTTGATGGATTGAAACCTTCTTCCAAAACGAGTTGTTCATGTATAGCTTGTGCGCCTCTTGTCATAACCCTATCTGCGTTAAACCATTCATTTTTGGACAACCAACTTTGTAGTTTAATATCGTCAGCAGGATTAGATTTAGGTTGTTGCTGTACAGGTTGTTGTTGATTTTGCTGTGCTGGTTGAGCAGATCTTGCTTGATTTTCCTGCTCCATCCTTTGCTTTTGCACCCTTATTCTTTCTTCTTCAACAGCTAATTTTGACAAAATACTTTGAGCTTCTGCCTGTCTAGCATGATCTTGAGCTTCATTTGCCTCCTCAAGTATTTTCTTGGCTTGAGCTGTTTGACTCTTAACTCTGTTCTCATATTCAGTGACATAGCCTTGATCTAGCTGTTGCAAACGACTTTTAAGTTGTTCATTCTCATTTTTTTGCTGTTCTGCATATTGATAAGCAGCCTGCGCTTCCTCTAAGGCTTGCTTTCTTTTAGCTGTAAGCTGATTAATTCTTTTTTTGACGTTATCACTATAGGATTCAAGCTCAGTATCTCCCTCTTGTTCTGGCGCTGCAGTTTGCTCATCCTGAACAATTGTTCGGCTTTCATCTTTTTTTACGTCTTCTTGATCATCCACAGCTGCATCAACAACTATGGGAGCTTCAACATTTTCTTCTATATTTTCTTGTGTTTCTACAGACATTTTTATACCTCAACTACTTTATACATAAGAAATATCTTTGGGGTCAAGTATTTTCGCAATAACATTGTCATCATTTATGATACGAACCTCAAGATCTTCCACTTTAAACCTGTTTCCTGCATATCTTCCCATAATAATCCATTCTTTTTCACTGCACCAGGCACCAGAAGGGAACTTATTAGCGTCTTTATATGCATCAGGTCCACACTTAATGACATATGCTGCAACTGTTGCAAAACTCTCACGATCTCGAGTTTCATCAGGTACATATACACCACCTTTTGTTTTTTGATTCATGTAATAGGGTATAACCAATAGTCTGTAACCTGTTGGCTGTGGTAGCCTATCTATAACAGATGTTTCAAACTTTGAGGGGTCTTCAGAGTTTTTAGACTCTTTAGTTTTGAAAACCTTTGGTGGTACCTTGGGAACCATCCTATCAGGCACAAATAATTTTTTATTCATTTTCTAACTCAATACCTTTCATCGCAGCTTTAATTAAATCTTCAACATAGGTCATGCCACGTACTTGACCTACTGTGAACCGATAGTTTTCTATAGTGTCTATCGAACCATTCACCAAAGAATCAGAAAAATCCTGCTTTCTCTGGCGTATGTCTTTGAGCAGATATTCTGCCAAATGTATTGCATCCATCATATTAATTCAAAATGTGGACCATCAATAAAAGGTCGTCTACCTTCGCTACGCCTTAAATCAATGTAACTATTCATAGCACCTTCCATAGTGCTATTCCATTGAGCAATATTCCCTATACTCCATGCTGCACCCCATTTAATAGGGACATTATGTGTTTTAGCAGCTTTAGCCATTGCATCAGCAATATCATCATAAAGATTTAATTCCCAAGATGCCCTTGAACCACTTCCATCATTAACATAAGCCATAAGATCTACAGCGTGTGAAAAACCATCAACCTCTTGAGGTAAATGTTTGCTATTCATGGTCTGTGAAGCTCCAGACTTAACCAACTCAGCCTGCTGACTTTTCGTTCTTGTGCCACAAATCACACCAAAATCCACCTTAGACCACTCTATTGCAGAGGTAACACACTTTACCATATTTGGATGCACACCCTCTAATCGATCCATAGATCTTTGACTTAATTTAAAACTCATTTCTTTTTCCCTTTTCTTGTTTTCTTTTTAACAATCGTCTTAACATTTGTTGGCTTTCCACCAACTCCTTGTGGCTTTGCTCTTTTACGAGCTACAGCACTTTTTATTTGTGACTTAGACATAGAGTTTGCTTTACTTCTAGGAACACATTTTGGATAAGCTCTTTTAGACTTTGTTGCAGATTTTCTACCACAAGATTGAAACTTGCCTTTTTTCTTTGGCGCTCCAATATCTACCCAATCGCCTTTAGGACCTTTACCAAACCATTCTTTTAGTCCACCAGAAGGTTTTGCCATTTACTTATATCCTCCACCACGTTTCTTATAAGTACGCACTAACCATGCATTTGCATAGGCACTAGGATAAACTTTAAATTTTCTTTTGGCCTCTGCTTTTACTCTAGCGTATAAAGATGGATTTGTTGGTGTTGCTCCACCCCTTTTTTTCTTAGTTGTTTTCTTCTTTTTTTCTGCCATTATTTTTTACCTCCAAAAAATTTAGTTACTGAGCGAATACCAAGAGAACTAGCTATGACAACTCCAAAAGAATATGTATACCAACTTGGGGCCTGTTGAATAGCATCAAAACCTTTAAATGCCATCTCTCTTGTTGTGTCACTAATGAAGCACATCAGGAAAGGCAGGGACATCAAAATTACAACCCATTCGTCCTTCCAGCTGGATTGAGTAGCTTTTATAGCTTCAAGATCCCAATCAATCTCACCTGTCAGTTGCTTCTTTTGTATTTCAGCTTTTATTTTTTGAGTCTGTACCTTACCATCAACATAACTGGATGCTAAAGATCCTATTGATTTAACAATGGTTAAAATCATTTTCTAACTCTTTTTGTGTTTCTTCCTAAGTTGCTCTTTGGCTTTTTTGGCAACTTGCGCTTGCTTGGTTTTCCCAGATACCTTGGCTCTTTGCTCCATAACAGTAAGGATTTGAATTTTTCTAGCATAAGGCTTATTGATATTTTTAACTTTTCTAACAGTAGCTTGAGCATCTGCCAAGGTAGCATACTTAATTGATACAGTATCTTTAGGATTTTCATCAGTATATAATCTCCTTCCAGAACCTTTAGGTTTTTTTCCTGTTCCTTGTTTGGGGTCTTTTCTTTTTGCCATATGATTTAAACCTTTTATTTTTTAATAGTGTTCCTAAAGATTTAGCTTGTTCTTTATGTAATTTAGATGCTTTTTTTAAACCTTTAACAACTTTTCTTACTTTTCTAACGTGCATTTTATTTTTCCTCTTAGCTGGAGCTTTCGTAATTTGTTTAGACATATGACTTCTAGTAATCGCCACTAGATAAACCTCTCTTTTCTCTTAACTCATCTAGGTTAGTGTTTTTTGAACCACCAGCATAAACCCAAGCATAACCTAAATCTGTCATATCTCTGTTTATGCTCCTATTATCATCAAATAACCAACCTAACATTCTACCATATTTACCATCTTTTTCAGTTTTAACAATTAAATTCTTACTAGACTCTAATCTCATTGATAAATATTCTTTTGCATCTATTCCAAGTTTTTTCTCTTCCTCATCTCTAGTTCTAGTTTCTGGTGTATCAATACCTGCTAATCTAATACGTTCTTTTTTAGTCAAACTAAAACCTAAATCTATTTCAACATCAACAGTATCACCATCAACAACTTTTACAATTTTTTTTACAGCGTATTCATACATTATTTTGCTTGCACAGATAAATCATTATTTCTTTTACTGTAAGCTGTAGCACCCATAAATACAGATACAACAGCAGCTTGAGACACAAAAAACGTGTTTAAAAAACCACTAAATAAATTTATTCTCTCTGGATCTACAAATGGAGTCATCATGATAGCTACAAATACAACCATAGAACCCATAGCAAGCCAAGCCATCATACGTTGTTGATCTTGCATCTTATCAAGGTTTTCATTCATATTTCTTTGATGTTCAAGCTGGGCTACTTTATGAGCCATAGCCATTTCTCCATCACTGATCTCACCATCATTATCAAGATCAAACTTTTCGTATTGAGAACCTTTTTGTAATTTTTTCTGTACCATACTTTATCCTATTTTATAAAAAGCCATTTTGGTGGAAAAACAGTTGTCCAATAATAAGACAATAACACAAGAAAAATAAAAATTAAATCTTTCTCACTCATTCAACCACTCACTAAAACTTGGACTGCCCCTCTCCATTGCATTTAATAATAACGCACCAAAAACAGTAGCTGCAAGACCAACTACAAGTAAAATACCTATTCCTATGGCTACCATCTCCATCATCTCTTCTTTTTTCTCTTGTCTTTCTTTTGCCATCTGCTTGGCCTTTTCTTTAGCCTCCTGAATGCGCTTTGCACGTAGATCAACAATGGATTTGAATGTACCATGACCAAACCTCTGATCAATAAGGACTGACATATTATAACGCTCCTCTGCAGCCAATTTAGCATTTATAACCTCTGTAGCGACATTTTTAATACCAAGTTGGTCCTTAATACCCATTCCTGCTTGTTTATTTCTTTGAGCATTTATCTGTTGTTCCCCATCTAATAAATCATCTATAGCACCAACAATATCATTTACATCTTTTGCTGTGTTAATAGTCGATTTTATAAATTCCACACTTTGTTTAACAAGATTAATACCAGTGACTATATCTCCTAAAACCATCTAACATTATTTCTTTTTCTTGGTGGTTTTCTTTTTTTTAGTCTTAGTTACCTTCTTCTCAACCCAAGCTTCGTCAATCTCTGGTGTATCAGGATTATCAGGTATAAAGTGGCCTTTTTCATCTCTGGCTCTTACCATGATGATTTCCTCACCCGGCTTTGCAGCCTCTTCTTTTTTTCTTTGCTCTATTTTTTCTTGCTTAATTCTTCTAGCATATTCTTCATTTATTGATGACATAATCTATCCTTTCCTTGATGCGTTAAGTGCAGCTATATCTCTTTGTGTTTGTATTCTATCCTCTGCTACCCTTGTTTTTTCATTTAATGCTTGTTGAGAAATATTAATTCTTTCTTTTTCTAACATAGCATCTGTTTGTTCACTCTGCTTTTGCATTTCTTGCTTTTGCTCAAACTCTCTTTCTTTTCTTTGTATATCAGCACCTTTCAACGATAATTCTTGTTTTCTAATTTCTACAAGAGGATCGCCTTGATTTGGCGGTGTAACTGTTTGAGCATATTGTTCAATCATCTCACCAATAAGCTTTGATGCAACAGCTTGAACTTGTATTTGTATCTGTTGTTGCATGTTAGGATCTTGCTGTAACATTTGCTGTTGCTCAGGTGGTATTTGACTCATTACCTGCTCTTGAGCCTTTTGTTCAGCTAATAACCCTATATGTTCCTGTATATGGCCTTGTAAAGCAGCTGCTATCGCTACATTAGCCTGTACTGGTGGTGTAGCCATAATAGCCAAATGAGCCTGTATATGCGCCTGATGATCTTGCATAGGGAATGCTTGCATCGGTTGCCCCATCAAGGCATTCTGGTTTTCTTTGGCTGGATTTAAAGGTTGTGGTTGAGGAGGTGGTGGCAAAATAGCATCAATGTTAGATACACCAAGAGCCTCGTACATATTTCTATAAGCATGATATAATCCTTGTGGTCCACCATGAACTTGTGGATTTGATTGTACTAATTGTAATTGTGTTTGTGCTAATGTCACTCTTTGTGACATAGAGAATATATTTGGATCACTTACTGGTAATATATCGATCCTAGCATCAAAATCCTGTATTTTAATCATGGGATTAGATCCTACAGAATATGGATATGGCTTAGGATTATTCGCAAATATATTAGATAATAAACGAAACTCTATCTTCTGTGAGTAATGAAGGCGCTTGTGTATGGCTGACATAACTTTCGTACCACGCTCCATAATAGCCATCGTAGTACCAACTGGCGTTTCTCCCCCCATTTCGCCAACTTTCATATCAGCCATTGACGCAAATCTCCTCCCTGCGTCCACAAGCGTACCCATAAGCTGATATAATGTGGCTGATGGCTCTTTAAAAGGTAAAGGCATTAATGAACTACGTATATCACCACTTGCTACGTCAATATCTCTAAATTCACCAGGTTGTAATGCACTATCTTCATCTCTAATCCTAGCCCCTCTAGATTTGAAACCTGCTGGTAAGTTACTTAATGTTCCTGAATCTATCAATTGTCTAAGTATGGATGTAGATGCTTGTGCTAAACCACCTATCATATGTGTTAAACCTAAACCATAAAAGCCTAGACCTGGCATAAATTTAAAATGCACAAAATAGTCTTTCTTTCTTTTTAATGGATCTTGCTCACCATAATTACGTCTTATTGACAATATTTCATTCGTGTCTTCTAAGATCGTAACCACATAAGGTAATTTCAATCCTGTAGGCTCACCAGATGCATCCATATCTTCAAAGCCTTCAATATCCAAATCAGTATGAACTTCATAGATAGTTAGGTCCTCTGAACTTCTATTTGGCTGTACACCCTGTATTTCATTTACAGCTTCATCAATCTGGCTATATTCGGTATCATAACCACCAGAAGGTAAATCAATCTGCTTATAAAAGCCATTTAGCTGCATTTTAAGTATTTCATTAGAATCAAGCTTAATAACGTGCGTTGTTCTTGGACTTGTTAATAAATCTGTTGCTGAATATGGAACAATTAAATCTTCAGCGTGTATAAACTTACTTACTGCCCTTTGTAACAAAGGATCAAAATATACTTTCTTAAATGTAGAACCTACAACAGGAAGATAAAACAACATTTGATCTAATTCTGGATCATACTCTTCCATCTCATAGGTAATCATGTAATTCATGTAGTCCTTGATTCTCTCAGCTTGGAGAGAGAGCTGTGGATTAGGAGAACCAAGGATCTGTGTTCTAACAGGACCACCAGAGGGTAACATCTCTCTGTATGCCTGTGCTTGAAACTGTGTAACGGCTTCTGATAGTAATGGATGAATAACGCCAGCTGCACCTTCAAAAGGTTGCGCTCTATCCTCATACTGCATACCCAAAAGCTCTAAACCTTTTTTGTATGAATCCTCCCATTCTTGCCTAGAGGATTTATCATCATCAATACTTGCTGTTAGTTCTGATGCTATGCCTTTTAAAATAGACTCGTCTAAACTTTCTGCTATGTTGCCATCAAAAGGAACAGTAGTAACTTCTATTTCTTCTGAATACTCTCCAACAATCGCACTACCATCATCAAATTCTGTAATATTCGGCTTTTTATTTGCTTCAACGACATCAATCATCGCCTCCTGTAATTCTTTAGAGGGTTGATTGATATTATCTGGTAAACCACCGGGACCTGTTTGTGCTTCTATTGCCATTTTATTCTCCTTGATGAGGTAGAGGTGGCTCGACTGTGGGAAAGGGAGGACACCACAGGAACTGCTTTGTGTACCCCTACCTCAATGCGTGTTTGTTTAAAACAAATCATTCTTATTTAACACCACTAAAACTTGTTCCAGCTATAGCAGCACCTCCTCCTCGGCATTGCTTTGATGAATTTTTACTTGATGGTTTGACTGGCTCAACCTCACCACCATATTTCATCATTTTAAAATCAGCACCAGATATTTTACCATCTTTGTTTTTATCTAATTTATATTGTTTACCTGTTAAAGCCATATTAATCTCCTAATAATATTCGTATCGTGTTGGTTTATATCGATCTTCATCTTCATAGTCAGAAGGTGTAATAATAAATCCACCTTGTCTAAATCGTAGTATAGCTTGTGTCATGCTATCTGCCAAGTCATCATATTCACCATTTGGAAAAGAAGCACATTCCTCTACAACTTCTTCTGCAAAATTTGTATCTGGTCGCCATACCATACCACTTTCAAATACTGGAGCGCAAGCATTCATTCTGGTAAATTTATCAGAACCTCTACTTGGAGTAAAAGGTGTTACAGCAATACCCATACGTCTAAGCTCCTGTGTTAAAGGTGTACCACTGGCTTTTTGCTCTATCAAAATCATGTCAGGATCATACATCTCCTCTAGTTCCTGTGCTTTATTTTTTAGCTCAGGAAAGTCCCATCTACCACGAACAGCATCTAACAATACAATCGCTTCACCCTCACCATCAACAGGTTCAAAAATACCCCATGTGGTAATCGCACTATAGTCAGCTCTATCTGATTTACTAAACGCAGTATCGTAACTTTGTATTACATAAGAACACATGGGAGGTTCTTTACTCTCCCATATCTTCCACCATTCTCTTTTGATAATCGCTCCCTCTTCTGCTGTAGGATTCTGCATATACTGTGCATTCCATTTCGCTACAGGAATAGAAGCCTTAACACCCTCAAGCTCATCCAAGTTCCAGAACTCAGGCCACAGAGGTTTACCAGATGGCATAATAGCAGGAAACTCCACTACTTCCCACGTATCTGCACCAACATCACTTTGCTTATTCAATACTTTAGCTGTTAAATCACGAATACTCCAACGAGTCATAACAATAATCAAAGATCCACCTGGCTGAAGTCTTTGTCTTGGACCTGACGTATACCATTCGTAAATATTATCTAACGCTGTAGAACTCAAAGCATCTTGCTCTGATACTGGATCGTCAATAATACAAAGGTCAGCGCCACGCCCAGCAAGAGCGCCACCGACACCCACAGCGTAATACTCGCCACCACTCGAAGTAGACCATCTGCCAGAAGCTTTTGCATCCGTAGCGAGTCTGACTTGTGGGAATACTTCTTTAAATTCAACCGAATCGATAAGGTTTTTAACTTTTCTTCCGAAGCCGACAGCCAGTTCTGCCGTGTGTGTCGCTTGAATAATTTTTTTCGTAGGATCTCTACCCATGAGCCAAGCTGGAAATAAATAGCTGGCAAACTCAGATTTAGTATGACGAGGGGGCATATTAATAATAAGACGCTTGATCTTACCATCTGCAACATCCTGTAACTTCTGAGCATATATTTTATGATGCTTGCCCTGTATGAAAGAAGGCCAAACAGATCGCACAAATTCAAGAAAGTTTTTTTCCTTCTGTTGCCTAGAATCCAGTTGGTTAAGACGCTCCACCAAAGGCGCTATTTTGGCAAGCTCATCATCTGTAAAATACTGACTAAAGTCCTCTATTTTAGACATTAACTATATGCAGAGATAAACTTATCAATTGCCATATTTAAACCTGGCGAAACTGCACCTCCCTGTTGGTATCCACTCGCTTTCATAATATCTGTAATGTTCGTTGTATCAGGCGTGAAAGCTTTTGGGGCTGTTTTATCTTCATCGATGTCTAGAAACTTCTGCAAATCTATAGCAGCTGATTGACTAGGATCAATGGATAAAGCTGAAAAATCTGGCATATCTGTCAAGAAATTAGGATTGTAAATATCTGTTGATGCTAAAGGTGTAAAACTAGGATTAAAACTAGCGTCCACTGTTCTTGTTGATGGCACTACAGTTGCCTGCTCTATTTGTGCAAAAGGCGATATAGGTGTCGTAGCCGTACTCGTCATAGTAGTACCTGTGTTTGTTGTGTCAGCTCCTAAGTTTGTATCATCAACTACATCATCATCATCATCTACAACGTCTTCACCCTCCTGACGATAAGTTCCTGTAGCAGCTCCACTGGCTATGTTTTTATCAGATGCCAGTTTATTTTCCTGACCATACCCTGCTATTTCAGCTGCTTGTTTAAAGTCATCAAACTTAAAGTTTGGATCGCTAAAGGTATAATTTTTAAAAGTATCTAAATTAGAATAATCCCCAGTAAAACCTTTCGTAGTAGGAGCCATGTTACTAATATACATTTGTGCCTCCTCTGGTGTCATGCTTGCAATATCAGGTTTAGGTCCACCTGGAGTGCCTTTAGCTGTTTGGCTATATCTATCTGCGCTGTAGGAGGGATTACTATCATCACCAAAAGGATTTCCAGTGCTAGTAGGAGTTGATAATCTTAAAATATTATCGCCAATAGGATAACTGTAGCTTGTAGCACCAAAAAAACTTTTGCCTTTGTTTTCCGCAGCAGCTTGATCCTTAGCACTAGCGTACTGACCTCCCGCTCCTGTATCTGCAGGTCCAAATGTTTGGTTAAATTTATCTAATACGTTTTCAAAAATATTATCTTGGTCAAAAAATGATTTAGTTTCTGGAGAACCACCATTAGTAAAACCCTGTATAGGAACAACGCCACCTTGGTTTTTAAATAACATATCTTTACCATCAACAAATCTTTCTTGTTGAGCAATCCTATTAGGACTAAAACCAGCTACGATACCACTTCCTTTTAGAAAAGTGCCAAGACCCCTTTTTAACATATTCATAAGTATCTTCTTCTTATTAAGTGGTTTATAATCAACCATATAGTCTGGCCTCTCTCTACCTAAGAAATCATAATCACCACTCATTAACATTTTTTGTAATCTATCTTTAAAAGGCAAGGCTGCTGCTGCAGTGCCTGTTGCAATAAAAGCTTCAGGATTTTCTGTAGGAAACCTTGATGTCCCTATCAAAGCTTTAATTATAGCATTCATCTCGGCATCTTTAGGCTCTCCACCTTTCTCAAGTTTAGCGATAGCATCAGTGACAGAACCACCCTCTCTCATGCCTACTCCTTTTTGTGCATTTCTGATAGCCATTTCTATAACCTCTTTCATAATAAGAGGAACATCATCAAACTCTTCTTCTACATTTTTAGTGTTATCACTCACACGCTCTTTAGGTTGTGCTGGCATTGTGCCAATTAGACTAGATCTTGTTGCATCTTTCATAAATTCAGGTGATTGTTGTATTATTCCTACAGCTTCAAGTAATTGAGAAACATCTTCATCATTAGCTTCAGCCTCTTTAAAAGTCGTAAACATTTCTTGCAATTTTTCTTGAGGATTACTTGATTGAAGTATAATACTTTTTAATTTTTCAACCATAGGATTGCCACCTTCGGTCATTCCTAAAGCTTCCCTAACATCTCTTATGCTTCTTGAAGAAGTCAATCCACTTAATTGATCTAATTTATCATTTATGCTACTAGATAACTTATCACTTAAACCCATCCTTTGTAAATTCTGAAGTAAACTTTGAATTTTCTCACCAAGACCCAATGGCTTTACACCTCCCGTAAGACCTGCAGGTAAATTAGGTTGCTGATTAGATATATTCATCAAAGCATTTAATTGAGCTTCTATGGGTTCTACACCGGAGTACAACATGACAGGTAGTTTATTAGCAGGTAAATCATTTATTTTTTGTACATCATCAGAACTTATTGTTTTACCTTCAACATTTGGAGCATCAGCTCCTGCTGCCATCTGAAATTCATCACCTTGCCTTAATGGAACAGGTCTACCTCCTGGTGGAACTTTTGGGTCAAAACCAGTAAACTGTGGCATAGGTGCAAAATCCTCTGGACCTCTTCTCTGAACATCAAACTCATCACCCATCGGGGGTGTGGATGCCATAATCTCATCATAAGGATCTTCCATCGCAGGAATTGTAGGACCAGTATATCTTCTTGCTTTACGACTATCTTCCTCCTCTTGCGCTATCCTAGCATCTTCTTCCTCTTTAATCTCTGTCGTGTACATTTTGCCGTTATATTCAAAGACTTTCTTTCCTGCTCTACGTGCAGCTGCAAAAGCACGATTAAAATCATCTAGGGTACCTGAACTTCTTTGTTCCTGACCACCGCCAAAGCCAAATAAACGACCTAATCCCTGTATTAACGCCATCAAAGGATTTACAGAGCCACCCTCGTTCATACGCATCGGCATCGGTGGAATCATCGACTGACTTTGTATGCCACTCATCAGATTATTAAAATTTTGCCTAGCCATAGGATCCAAATTCATCTCCATTGGTGGCATTTTACCCATCGGGGGCATCGGAGGCATCATATTCATCGGGGGAGTGGTATTCATGGGTGCCATACCTCCTATTGGAGGTGTTTGCATAGGATTTGGGAGCATATTAACATCCTTTTTTAAAAAAATTGTCTTATGTTAGTACAGATTTAGTATTTTGACAACATATTATCAAATTCTTTTGAAGATTGTTTTAAAATTTTCTCCAATCTATCTATATCTACGCTACCAATACCCAATATATCATCGATTTCTTTCCTCAAAGCCTTGATTCTATTCAAATCAAACATCGAAAACCCGTCTAAAGGCTCTTTCGCTCCCAAATTAGCCTTTACACTTTGCTCAATCGCTAAAGGAATAGGTTTTTCTCCCTTTTCATAGTAGCAATACATACGCATACCCACACCTAGCTGGTCAGCCATCTGCTGCAACGTCAATCCCAAGCTCTTACGAGCCGATTTCAGCTCCTCACCACTCATCATACTGTTGTATTTACGCTTCATATCTCTCTCCCTTCCAATTTTATTTCCTGACATAGCGCCTTTACATGGTAAACAGATGGCTCATCAAACAAAATTAACGCTTTTTCTTGTGAAATAGCCAAACAATCGTCCCAATTGTCGTAGAACTCCCAATTTCTAGTGACAACCATGCAACTTTCGGCAAAAACACTCGAACATATCAGTATAATTGGCATAAACATGATTAAAAGTAGCAATGATTACAACATTTGTCAAATGTTTTGTGATTGTTTGTGAAAAAGTTGGTATAGAGCCTGCTTGCCAAACTTGTGTCTTGTGGGGGGTCCCTAGGATCCATTTTCCCCGACCCTTTTTTGGTCCGGTGGTTTAGGGTACCTTAGCACAATTGTTCGCCTGTGCGGTTAAATTTACCTGAATACAGGTCAAAAAAAAGGCCGTTTTGAAACGGCCTCTTCTAATTATGTTAATTATAGGTCATGAAAACCTATTAATTAATCTATTGTATACATCATGATCTAGACCATAATGAACATGAGCAGAACCAATTCTATTTGGTGGTAAATAACTTTCTACATTATTAGATAATGTTCTAGTTATTGTATATTCTTGAGCTAACTCATAGCCATTTAAATTATATAAACCATTGCTTGCACCATACACATTATTGTAATGTTGTTGGTTATAGGTCGCAATTGCTTGCGGATTATCTCCTAGTCTATCATCTCTTCTCATTTCAGAAATTCTAGCTCTATCCCACCTTAAACCTTGTCTATTTAATTCATCTTCTAATTCAATGGCCGTTGCGCCACCAGTGCGAGAAATCATCTCATATATGGCGTGGTATGTAGTATTGGATCTAAATGGGTTTCTTGTGGGTCTGGTCCACGTTGTAGTTTCCTGAGTAGTGCCAGAACCTAAAGTAATTCTATTCTTAACAGTGTGATCAATCATATTAAGTAAGAATGTACACCAATCAATAATCTTCTCAGCAACAATTGTTCCATCTCTTTGTCTAAACTCAATAGTCTCTTTTGATGATGTTAGAGGAATAAAATTTACTGCATAAAACTTATTAGAGCCTTGTATTCTTGCCAATTCATCAATGGTATTAGCATTCATTATTTTATCAAGATAATTACTCATTTTTTTTGCATAATAGTTATTGTGTCTGCTAGGCGCTAAAGTAGTACATATCTCAGCAAAGTGATCATAATATCTAATACCAATGTCTTTAAGCGCTAACAGTGATATTTGATTAGTATAATCTAGCATCGCTAAAACTTCAGCTTTATTAGTTGAAAATTTATCCCAAGATAGATGATTAAATGAAACGGGATCTACTGTGCTAGCTAATTGTCTAGATGATACGTGGACGTGTAAACCACACTTAGAATTGATTTTAGCACTAATGGCATTCAATTTATCTTCTATTAACTTATATTTTTCTATAGCAAATTCATTTAATATCATTGGTGGCATATTAATTTCGAAAATTTGCTCAGAATTTGGTGTGGCATCGTATTTTAAAACCACATGATCCATAATCTCAGAACCTAATAATCTAGATACATCACGTAAACTATTAGTGTTTTCTACTGTAAATTCTTTTTCTACACTAAATAAATAATTGTAAGTCATTGTTTTTATTACCTTTTTTGTTGTTTCGATTAAATATTGGGTCTTATACCTATAAATATAATGATTTTTGCAATGATTGCAAGTAAAAAAATACAATTGTTCGGATTTTTTTTATTGGATATCCAGCCAGCTTTTTTTTACCAGCTGGTAAACACGAACAATTGTTCGGATTATTTTTAAAAAAATAGCTGGGAAAAAATCCAGCTTTTTTTGTTGTGTTTTTTTTGGTGTGTTTTTTTTGGGCTGGGGTTCGGATCTATTTAAGACCCGATAAAACCCGAACCCCGAACCCCGACCCGACTTACAAGGCCAGCCCGATTGCTATGATCATATAAATCATAACTAATAAAAACACCGATTGTAATAAGGCTAATACTTTTAACATTATAGCCACCTTTGTTTGATTGCATACCCATCCCCGTACAGTTCCGAAGATAAATGATGCACTAAGTGAAAACCCATATCCATACCGCAACCCGATATCCCAACCGAGTTCGTCTTATCTTTATAAGTATAGCCTAAAAGTTTGGCAATATTATAAGATTGATTGAGAAGGTTGTCACCCGATTTAACAATAATAGAAATGTGTCTGTACATTCCTGAAGGTGAAACCTTTCTAACTACTGTGTGAACAGTGTCACCCTTTTTGATTTGGCTTTTTAAAGTTTCTTTAATTTCTTCCATAGCTTTTAAGCTCCTTTGTTTTACTAATACCACAAATTACCATATATATTATATAGTGTCAACAACTTTTTTTCAAAGTGTGGCGTGTCGAAAAAGGGAGTAGCTGCATGGAAGCGTCCGGGAAAAAACCCGCACAATTGTGCAAGTCTTCCTGGTGACAGCTGCCTGGGAACTGCTGCCAGGACCAACCGGCTGCCTGGGATATAAAACCGCACAATTGTGCAAATAGATTCCTGGAGGCAGCAGCTCCAGGGAACAACCTGCTGCCTGGGGTGTAAACCCGAACAATTGTGCTGGCCGGTCTTCCCCTGGAGGTCCGAAGTGCTGTTGCTGCCTGGGGCAGCGACCCAGTTCCCTGGCTGCCAGGGCTGCCGGAAGCCCGACCCCGAACAATTGTGCGGTGCTGCAAATGTCCCGAGTTGTCCCGATGTCCCGATTCTGGTGAGAATAGATACTTCTGGTAACTTTGGCATTGGAACAACACCCTTCACCAGCCCGATTCTGCTCCGTCCTGCTGGTAAACCCAAGTTATCCCGAACAATTTATTGAACTGTGTTATCTTCTACTATCAGAGGCTCGGATTCTTGCGCTGGCGTGATATCCTTCATACGTTGCTGGGCTATTTTCATAAAATCGCCAAGTTTTTCTAACAATTGCTCCCGAGTCATAGCGTCAACATTCTCATGTTTGACATGGCTTTTATTAATCAGTAGTCCAGTGGCCTTTAATCTTAGCTCCTCGGCCCGTATTGCATCACCGAACTTCCCGACCATCATCGCTTGATCCCGTATGTGCTGTAAATCCCGAACAGATTTAGCTACAGTCACCCCGAACTTGCTTTCTAGCTCCTGTCGCATCTCTTCCAGTCGTTCCTGTATGATCGGCCTTCTGAGAAGCCGAACAGCGTCTACTGTTGGATTGGCGTATCCTGCTGATCTCGCAGAAGCTGTCTGAGTCATGTCCTTATGAACATAGTTATCCAGAAACTCCTGCTGTTGTTTTGTTATTCTCCTGTTGTCTTTATGCTTTGAAGGTTCACCGAACTTTGACATCCCGAACAATTCTCCTGTTATTACTGCTGGTCCTATCATACAGCTACAGGTGAAGTTATCAAGTCTTTTGGTATGGTGGTGGTGGGGGACGTACTACAGTCCCCACCATACCCCTGTAAGGGGTGTACCACACTGTAGTAAATAGTTTGTTTAAAATCAATAACTTACACCGAAAACTTAACTGTAGTCTAGCCCGAACTGTACAACTGTAGTAAACCCCCGAACCCCTTACAAATAAGGTGTTTGCGAACTACAGTGTGACGAACTACAGTGTACTGCAGTTTGTAGTTGTAGTTCACCCGAACAATTATACGGAAGCAGCAGCAAAAAAAAGCCCCGCAAAAACGAGGCTTTCAGTTATGGAGAAAATACATGAATATTTTACTTAGTCTTAACATCATACCACCAATCACCCTTTCTGTAACCAAAAAAATCATAATCGTTAACAGTTTTTTCTCTGGCCTCTGCCAAAGCTTTGCGAAGGTGCTTGTCGTCAAGTCCGAAGTCAGCATAACCCTCTTTGATGACATCGTAATAGAACCTGCTTGGCTCTGAGATACCTTTGTGATTCATCATGTATGTCATCACTGTGCGATCATGGAAGATGTTATCTCTGAAGTAATGTCGTCTGTATAAACCATTGCCTATTTTAGATACACCCTCATAGCGATCAAGAGCGATCAAACATTTGTCAGTAATCTCCCATAATCCGATAGGTAGATAGCTACCCTTGGATGGCTCGATGTCAGCTACACCCCTAAACACAAGCTTGAAATCTGGTAAGATAAAGCCGTGTATAGGTCTTGCATCTGGACAACGATTAGCCATTTGACCAATGTTCATATTAGAACCATAGGCCATATATAATGTTTTGTTTGTCATATTGTCCTCCTTGTTGAATACCTATATATATATGCAATCAATGCAAATGTCAAGTCAAATAAGGCTGTTGACAATGTATGCTGTCTATGGTATTATATGGTATTGTCAATAAATAGGAGCAAATAATGATATTAGATCCAAACAATAATGATTTAGATAGAGTGTTAAAAGAAGATTATTTACAAAAACATCCTGAGATTTTAAATTTTTGGCTTGGTGACGCAGCTAATAAGCAATCTAGAATTAATCTTTATTATGAATGTAAAGATGATCAAAAATTATTAGAGAGTGTTTTAAATCATTGGGAATGGAATAAATAAAAAAGGAGCAAAATAATGAAACTTTCTGAAAAACAAATTACAGAAATAATTAAGAACAACCCTTTTAATTCTTGTTTTGATATTTGCAGTGTTTGTGATGGTGTAGAAAACTATGGTCAAATGTCAGATATTAATGAAGTAGATTTCGATTTGATTTGCAATGATTGTAAAGGAGCAAATAATGTACACATATAATATTCATTATAAATCATCTGATAGGATTGGATTATCACCGAATTTTAAAACTATTAAAGCATTAAGAAATCGATATCTTGATGTTTTATCTTGGTCCAAAAAAATGAATTATAATGACATAGAAGAAATTGTAGTTTTAAAAGGCCGTAAAATTCATGGGTTTTATGATAAAGATTTTAAACTAGATAAATCAAAACCCGTTTTTGTTCATAATGT